CGTCTACTCAAAGATCCCATACGATACAAAATATCCCTAGAATAACCATAGGCCGTATCAAACTTCATAGCAGAAGCATCCTGCTTAAGCCAATCAAGACCATGAATCACAATCTTCGATGGCCAAGGCCTGCGTAATGGTACGGGATTAACTCCGTACAATTCAGATATAAAAAGATCAGTCGGCACAGTTGGTACCGGCCCGACAATATCAATTCGCTTCCAAGGACCCTTCTTCCTTATCTTGTCATCAATAAAAATTTCATTGATGCCGTAATCATCTTTCAAACGTTTCAATAAATCCATGCAAACGGTCCTAACACTTTTACAAAAAGGATTATCAAGCAAATGGCCTAAACACCTTTCGGCAGCAATCTTAGAATCCATGCAATCACGCATACCAGGATTTAACTCCTCAGGCATCAGTAATCTTGCATGGGTTTCTACAGGCGGTCTAAATACAAAGTAAGCACCATTTCTGTAATGAACATATTTGCAAAGAAAATCAACATCACCCAAATATCTTGAAGAATGGATAGTACCTACGGTACATCCAAACCTAGCATATTCATCAACAATCTGTTGATCAGTAATATTATCAGGTACGAGCATAAAATTATCATCACCATAAAGCTTATAAACTAAATTGGCGTTCAAACGATTCTCAATACCTTTAAATACTAAACGATGAATCAAAGTATTATCATTAGCGGTACTTGCCCAGCCACTCTTCATACCTTGAAATAGTTTGAAAAGATGACCGCCGGGAAATAGCACATTAGCTTCTACCATATCATCAAAAACGCTCAGAAATTTATTAATATCACCATTCGGTAATCCAGTCTCATGAAGTAACCATTCGTAAAATTTTTTCAATTCAAACAAAAGTATTGAATGCAAATGAGCATCCCAACTTTTAATATCAACTGAAACATATCTAAAACCTTCAGGAGCGTATCCTTTATTGGCTTTAAAAAACTTTGCAAATGCATTAGCACCACCGTACATCCAAGAACTTCCAACAGCACACCAGTCAAGATAACGATTCATGAAATTTGCTACAGGTTGAACAACCAACATTGCGATTAACATTGGAGAAAAACCCGCATACATAATTAAACGTCCCTTATCTTTAACTTTCGTCTGAGAGATCATCTTAGCTCGTCCAGTTGTGTACCAACAATGATTACTCATAAAATCATCAAAAACAATATCATCATCAAGCATATTAATAGCTTGAACGACAGCTTCGTCATAACAACCCGATCTTTTAGTACCAGGTTTGTAAGGATAACCAGCTGCGGAAGATAAATCAACCCTAATCTCGTGAAAATCACGATGTTTAACATTAGAATAAATCTCCCGCTTCATAGTAATAAACTCACTGTGATTAAGAAATTCACATTTCAACATACCTAAAGTAGTTCTCAACTCAGTTTTCGTAGCAGAAAATTCCTTCTTTACCGAAAACTCAGCCAAATGATCAAGTCTAAGATCCAAATCAGGATTAACACGACGATAAGTAGCAAAAGCTTCAGTACACTCAACAGAATAAAACCGATCATAAAAATGTTTAATGAAAAAGTCAACAGGATATCTAACACCAGAAATGTTAGGAATATCCGGACCGTAATTACCTAAATAATGAACAGCCCCTTTATCAATAAAATCTTTAAAAACGTTTTTTGCCTTACGTAAAAAACCATCGCTATATCTTATGTCGTTAACAAACTCAAACTTAACATCCCTGAAGAAAACCAAAAAATATGGGCTAAACTTCAGCAATGAAATAAAAAGTTTAAAGATTGAAAAATCAATACCAATCGAATTCACAACACATTTAGCGGTGTACAATAAATAAATGATAAATAATAATAAATAATATAAATTTGAAAATAACATCTTTACATGTAAATCATGTGTAACATGTATTACATGGCTGCTTAGGAGGTCTGTGGCAGCATTTCCCCCGGATAAATTGCATTTGTCTTTCATTTCTGAATCAACCTATTTAATACCTCATATACTAAATTTACGTCAACTTTAAATCTATATAACAT